TGTGGCGTAGTCTGGGGCATTTACGCTCACCGGCACCCACTGCGCCACATAATACTTCACGACACATACCTGATATTATGTTGCGCGACACATAATATCAGGAATACCTGTACCTGCATCAAGTCGCCGTCGTGAATCGGCTCCCCCTGGACGATGCGAGCTACCAGCAGATGATGCGGCAACTGGAGCAGCGGCAGGCCCCGATGACCGAGCGTGTCGAGCGGATGGTGCAATTCTGGAATGGACGACTGGGGGTGGAAGACGTGCGGAAGTTGCCGCGCTATCATCCCGCCGGCGTCTATCAGTACGACACCCGTCGCCGGCGTGCAAGCGAGCCGATAGGGTATCGCCGAAGCGAGCGTTTTGACCTGGATATCTCCCGCGAGATGCGCGGCTACAACCTCATGCACCAGATTGTCGGTGAGGGGTCGGATGCCTACGTGACGATGGTCGATCAGGCGCTCGCGCACAATGGGTCGCTGCTCTCGACCACGGAAAAACTGCGTATCGGGCTGAAACCTGGCGGCATGTCGCCGGAAGCGGATATGGCCTCCGGGGGTGCCAACTATGTCTTCACCCGCTGGCGACCCGACCCGCGTGGGGCGAAATCGAAAGGGGAGATGGGCTTTTACCTGAAACCCGGCGTGGCGCAGCGCACGGATACCATCGTCTACGAGACCGACCATTATGGCCGGTGCTACGGAGATCACGTCGCCCGCAAGCACGTCGCTGCCCCGGCACAGTGGAAGCGGATCGCCGAGACCAGCAGCAATAACGAGACCATCCTCAAGCAGAACGTGACGTTGCTGGACAATCTCGACTGTCTGGTGCTCGATTCCCCGGAGGCCAAGCGGCGGATGCTCGCGGTGTTCCAGCAGCATGGCATCACCAAGCTGCCCGATGGGCGCAAGGTGGAGGATATCATCCACGTCATCCCCGGCGCGAAGAAAGGATATAGCGGATTTTGAAACCGATCCAAGCCACAGATCGGCAGAAACCATTGGACACGCTGCAGGCATGCATGGACGCGGTCAACACCCAGGGTGCGATAGGCACGCTGCGGTGGGCGGATGGCTTTGCCGTGCCCCTGGGGACGGTGGTCTATCTGGCGATGACGCCGGTTCCCGGCACGGAGCACATCGCTGTTGTCTATGCCGTGCAAGGCTTTGAGGAGGGAGGCGAACACCATTCCGGCTTCCACGTGCATCGCATCGTCAACTGGTCGGCGGAAGACCCTCCACTGCTGTTTGCGGTGATCGATGACGAGGGGCGGTCGCTGGAGTGTGCGCTGCTGGTGCCGTTCTGCGACGACGAACAGATCGTTGAGCTGTCTGCCTGGCGCGCGCGGTTGGAGGCGCGTCCCGCACGGCGTGATGAGCGGTACGGGTTCGTGCGGACGGCACTGGCGTCGATGGCCCAGGAGTGGGCCGTGCAAGCGATGCGGGAGCGATAACGATGCGCGTGCGCTATTTCATCGAGTATGTCCTGGAGCAGGACCCGGACGACGGGCATCATTCCTATCGCCCCATCGGGGTGTGGGCGCGCGGCGAAGGGCCGTGGGAGTTGACCATCCTCTATCTGCCGGCAGAGGAGATGCGTTGGTTCGATACCCAGCTCTACGTCTGCGCCTACCTGGAGCGTGGTGATACGCATTTTCCCGATGATTTGCTGGAAGGCTGGATCGGGTCCGTGTCGCTGTATACTGGCGATTGCTCACCGATCTACGAAACGGAGGCACGGAATAGTGACGCGGTGACGCTGGCTGTGATGGCGGCAATAACGCAGGGTCTATCATTGGGTGATCCACCGTGTCCCCCTGTATGAGAATGCCCCCGGTGATCCACCGGGGGCGTGCAGGCTGCATATCCAAGGTACCCCCCGGGGGTTAGAGCCAGCCTTTCCACGTCGCGCGAATGATGCCATGGCGCAACAGCACCGTCAAGTCGTCTTTATGCACGACGACGGCGGCAGCTCTCGCTGCATTGGGTCCGCGCACGATGTCACGATACTCGGCGATGGTCAAGCCCTCGTATTCTGGCGGCAGGGGTTCGTCACTCCGCACAATGCGCCAACTACCATCGGCGTCACCGGCGACTTTGATCGGACTCGCCATCTGGCCGTTGGTCGCAAACTCATTGCTGCCGACGAATTCGACCAGGGGTTTCAAGCTCTGCGGTCCCATCCCAAGAAACACGATAGCGCGTCTCCGTTCCATGCCAGCCGATTTACGATTGGTAAATCCAATCGTGAATGCCTTGGTTTCGCCATGGATCGTTAGCTCAGCCGTGTATGACGAATCCATCTGTTCAAGAATTTTCGGCCACTGATACGTAAAAGGCCCGGACGGTTGCCAGTGGATATCTTCGAGGTGGGTGTCGGTTGGATCGTTCGCGCGGAGGCTTATATTCGTTGTCGCCCCGTGACGCACTCGCCGCCCCGCTTGCTGGCTGTCCACTTCGCCCATGAACTCCAGCAGGGCCGGTTCAGTCACTCGCCACTCATCCTGCCCAATCGTGAATGCGCGTAATTGGCCAGCAATAATAGCACCCTTGAGCTTCTCCGGGGTGGTATGCACATATATGGCCACCTCCTCTAACGTCATCACTACTGGTAACGGGTTCATCACGACATTCCTCCTTGCAAATTACTGAAATAACTATAACACAGTAAAATCACGTTGTAAATAGCTTGTAGAAAAGTTCACAGTAAGAAACAAGGTGCTATACGTTGTTTGCCTTTATTACAGTCGCTGCACCCTACACCGCCTTCCGGTGGCGCGGAGATGGACACGGACCCCTGATGTTCATGGTGCGGTATGCGGTTGGTGGCGGTCCAAGGTTGGGTCTGAAAAGAAAATTGGGGTTTTGCATATATAGAGGGATGTAGGGGGGCACGCCCCTCGTGTTGGGGATGACCAAATGCAACTCTTTGCCACCGATCTGGACCGCATAGCGTTCCTGCTGGAAGCCGAAGCCGACATGCACGGCTTTCTGGGCTTGCAGGCTTTCGGCGCCGACCAGGAGCCGGCGGTCGACCTCACCACCGAGGAACTCCCCGAAGGTGAGCGACCGAAATACGTCACCAACTACATCGGCTCGAAGCAAAAGCTCGTAGAGTGGATCTGGAAGCACACGCCGGACGGCATCGCCTCGGCGTGCGATGCCTTCAGCGGGTCGGCAGTCGTCGCCTATATGTACAAAACGAAAGGCCTGCGGGTCGTCGCCAATGACCGGCTGCGCTACGCCTATCATGCCGCGCGGGCGATTGTCGAGAATGACGGTACCCGCGTCAGCAGCGAGGAATTGCACGCCCTGCTGCAGCCCAACGGCAAGGCCGGCACCTTCGTGCGCGACAAATTCAACGGATTGTTCTTTGCCGAGGGCGTGCATGCCATCATCGACCAGGTGCGCGCCAACATCGACGCGCTGTCGGGCTATAAGCAAGACATCGCGCTCTTCGCGCTCGGCAAGACGTGCATGTCCGGCAAGGGGGGCTTCGGCCACTTCTCCAGCAGCACCGATTATGGCAAGCGTCAGGATACGCCGGACGAGTTCACGCAGCGCTTTGCCAAGAACGTCGCCCGCATCAACGCGCTGGTCTTCAGCAACGGCAAAGACTGCAAGGCGTACCAGAAGGATATCAACGCGTTGCTCGGTGAGGTGAAAGTCGATCTGGCCTACTTCGACCCGCCGTATGCCACCGAGTTCTCGACCACCAATTACGAGAAGTCCTATCACTTCGTCGAAGGGTTGATGACGTACTGGGACGGGCTGGAGATCAACGAGGACACGAAAACCCATCACTACCGCACCGATCACCAGACCGTGACCAAGGCGAATGCCAACGCGTTCTTCACCGAGTTCCTGGGGAACGCCACGCATATCCCGCACTGGCTAATCTCCTACCGCGACCATGCCTATCCGAATGAAACGGAGATGCGCTCGATCATCGCCGAGGTGGGGAAACGCACTGTCTCGCTGCGCTCGCACGATCACCATTACTCGATCTCCTCGCGGCATGGCGATGCGTCGAACGCGAAAGAGTATTTGTTTATCTGCGCCGGTCAAGGATCGGCGAAAGCGGATGATGCCGCTGATGTCCTGACGATTACCGGCATTGAAGACGACCTGGCACTGCTCACCTGCATGGCGGGCAAGGACGATGACCCGGTGCGCGTGACCGGCTACATGGGATCGAAATACGTCATGCTCGGCTGGATCGCTCGCCAGGTGCCGAAAGAGGCGAAGTCCATCCTCGACGCGTTCTCCGGCGGGGCCAACGTCGCCTACCATTTCAAACGGCAGGGGCTGCAGGTCTTTGCCAATGATCTGTTGCGCTATCCCTACCACCTGGCGCGCGCCGTGGTGGAGAACAGCCACGAGACCTTGAGCGATGACGATGTACAGCGCTTGCTCGCGCCCAATGCCGACGCCGGCGATTTCATCGTGCGCACCTTCCATGGCTTCTACTATTCGAAGCCGGTGCTGGCGTGGCTTGATCAGGTGTGGGCGAATATCCAGACGCTGCCCGGCTACAAGAAAGACCTGGCGCTGGCGGCGCTCGGCACCACGGTGAAGGCGAAGTCGGCCTTCGGCCAGTTCAACCGCTCGAAGAAGAATGCGAAAGCGTCGCTGGAGACGGATGCCGGGCTGTCCAATTCACAGTTGACCAACGTGCCGGTCTCCGAATTCGTCGCCACCTTCCGCGCGACGGTGAAACGGCTCAACGGGCTGGTCTTCGATAACGGCACGGCGTGCAAGGCGTTCAATCTGGATGCGGTGGAGGCGGTACGGAAACTCGGCGCCGACGCGCTCTATCTCGATCCGCCGTACATTACCTCGTTCAATCGGAACGATTACGAGAACGATCTGCACTTTGTCGAGGGGTTGATGACCCGCTGGGCCGATAAGCAGATTCTCGACAACGGGCGGCGGAACTACCCCTCGCGCACCACCTTTACACGTGAATCGATGCAGGAGTTGATGGCATCACTCGCCCGTGAGTCGCGCGGCAAGTACGGCACGGTGCTGCTCTCCTACCGGGACAAGGCGTACCCAGATGAAGCGGAGATCGGGCGCATTCTCGGCGAGCATTACGGCTTGGTGCGTCGGAAAGCGATGGAGGTCGAGTACAACATGGCGCGCAGCTATGGCGCCGGGGGGCAGTTCGCGAAAGAATTGCTCTTCGTCTCGTCGAAGCCGCGGCAGACCGCGAAGTCGGCGCAGGCCGACGCGCGTCCGGCTAACTGCCACACCAGCGTGCCGGTTGACGTGCGCCTGGCGGCGGATGCGCAATCCGTCACGCCAGGAACAGGCGATCCGCGTTTCACCTGCATCCTTTGCCGGGTGGGCACGAACAAGAACGGCGACCATTTCACCGCCGAGGAACTCTCCTCTCGTTACGTGACCGCCGTCAACAAGAAAATCGATCTGAAGCACTCGCAGGATGTCACCGACATCGTCGGCGGGATCGTGTCCTCCGACTACGTGGAGGACGAGACCGGGGGGCGGGTGGAGTGCGTGGGCGAGTTGTTCGTGCAGGACGCCCCCAACGCCCCGCTCGCCTACAAGCTGATGAAGACCGGCATTATCGCGCAGGTGTCGATGGAGTGCGATTACGCGGAGGGCGAGTGCTCGGTCTGCGGCAAGCGCGCCCAGTCGAAAAACGACTACTGCCTGCACCTGCGCAAGTATAAGGGCGGCGATTTTCAAGGCCAGCCCGTCTACGAAATCCTGCACGGCGTGACGTTCACCGGCCTCGGGCTACTCGACCGCAAAGGGGCCGACGAGAACGCGCGCATTACGCAAGTCGCCGCCACCAATGCCCATATCGCCGGTGATGACGCGGATCGCCTGTCATCTGGCGAATTGGCGCCCGGTCATCACGCGAAGGGAAAACAGGTGGCCTCACAGGGGGCCGATCACTCGGAAGGAGACACGATGGACGAACCGAACCGCGACGCGGCTGACACTGACGCCGCCAAAAAGACCACGCCGCCCGCGGGCGGCGGCACACCGCCGGCCAATGACGCCGAGCGGGTGAAAGCGCTGGAGAAAGAAAACCAGCAATTGAAACAACAGGTGCTCGATCTGCAACAGCAGGTGGACGAATTGCTGGCCGCACAGAAAGCCGCCGCCAATCGCACGAAAGCCCAGACGCTGGTGCGCAAGCTGGAACGGCAAGGTCTGAAGTTCGGCACCGACGAGGAGAAGGACGCCGAGGTGGGTCGCCTGGCCGGCCTCTCGGATGAGGCCTTCGCCGCCACGGAACAGGCGTATGCAAAGATGGCGCAGCAGGCCATGCCCGGCAAAACGGATGCCGCCGACAAGAACAGTCACGCCGACAAGACCGATTGTGGTTGTGACAAGCCCAAGGCTGCCAGCCAGGACACCACGCCGCTGCGCACCGACGCCGGCGTGCGCCCGCTGGACGTGGATGATCGGAACGAGTCGCTGGAAGACCAGCTTAAGCGCGGATTCCAGCAAGCCTATGACGAGCGCATCGCGCGGACACAAGCCTAACCCGCCTGACGCGGGGCGTGTGCCGCGTACCACCGGGCTCCGGGTCTCTTGACCGGGCGATCCGCACCCGTGCAACCGGCATGTCTATCTGTAACGTAAAGGAGAATTCACCATGTCCTATATCACCCCTGTCCATCAGGGATTGAGCTATGGCGATGGGACGCTGCAAGGCGCGGGCGCGCTGGGGCAGGTGGTCCGGCTGGTCGGCAATGACCGCTTCGCCGTCAACACCGATCCCGCGCTGAAGAGTTTTGGCATCCTCGCCAAGGATTACAAGGACGGCGACATGCCGGGCGTGTATTGCAACGGCGGCGTGTATGAAACCGACGTGTTCGACGGCACCATGCAGGCCGGTGACGACCTGAAGGTGTCGGCGAACGGCAAGCTGACTTCCGGCGTGCAGCAGGGTGAGCACGTCATCGCCCGCGTCATCGCCATCGACGGTGGCCTGCTGAAATTCCGCCTGGTGCTGTAAAGGAGATCACACGAGTCATGAAAACGACCATGAATCAAGCGTATATGGCGAAGATGGCGCAGTTGATGAGCCAGGCGCTGGAATCCCCGGAAGGGATGCGCGCGCTGGCAGCCGCTATCGCCGCGCCCATCGAGCAGGAGATTGCCCGCAAGGAAATCTCCTCGCTGCTCCTGACCCAGCACACGCTGCCGAAGGGGGAGCGCCCGCTCTATCAGAAGAAGCCGCGCGTGAAAGCCTACTGGATTTCCACCGAAGGCGAAATCCGCGAGCAGCAACTCGGCCAGGACGAAGTGGAATTCGGCACCAACCGCATCCACTCGAACCCGATGGTGGACGTGTCAGTCTTGAAGAACGGCAACATCGGCACGCTGATGGATATCCAGCAGGCCGCCGCCGATGAAATCCGTAAGGAGATCGACAAGCGCAGCATCAACGTGGTGTCCGCGGCAGTGCCGAGTGCCAACACCATTGAGGTGGCGGGCAGCGTCATCACCGAGGCGGCGCTGAACGAGGCCATCTCCATATTGGAAGACCTGGAGTTGTCCGCCAAATACATCGTCATGCGTGGGCGCCGTTTCAACGACCTGCGCGGCTGGGATCTCGACCCGCAGACGCAACTGGAGTTGCGCACCAAGGGCGTGATCAAGAACTACGGCACCGGCGGCATCCTGCTCACCGCGTCCGCGGCGCTGAACGAAGTGCTTATCCTCCCGGAGGAGGAAGTCGGCAAAATGCCGATCCGTGAGACGCTGAAAACCGAGGCCATCGACCGCAAGGAGCGGTTCAAAACCGGCTGGCTGGTCTGGTCGGAACTCGGCCAAGGCATCCTGCGCCCGGACATCCTGGTGAAGATCAAGCTGCGCGGCGTCAACAACCCGCCGACGGTCGGTTTGAGCACGCCGTCCACGACGAACCTGCTGGTCTCCGTGGTGCCGAGTGCCACCGATGGGGATACGGGGCTCGCTAATCTCTTGCTGCTCTGGGGCGATGACGAGGTAACCGATGGTGTGACCGCGGGCCAGAGCTACGAGCACACCTACGCGTTGGCGGGCAACTATCGCATCACGCTGGTCGCCACCGACAAGGCCGGGCAGACGGCCACCGCGACGAAGACGGTCACCGTGACCGCCGGATAAGGGAGAGTCATGAGTTACACCATTCGCAATATCCGTCCCTCCGTGCTGCACATCCCGGATGCCGGGCAGCGGCTCGACTCCGGGCAGATAGCGATTGTGGAGACCCTCTCTCCGCAGATGCTGTCGCTACTGGAGGAGCGGGCGCTGGAAGTCGTCGCGCATGATCCAGCGCCCCCAGCTCCTCCGGTCGCGGTACCGAGTAAGCCCGCTGCCGAGGAGAAGAAGTCCGGCAAGGCAGCGACGAAGGCGACGGAGGCGGGCGATGACGCGCGCTGATTTACTCGCAGCCATGCGGCAGGATATGGGCGACACCGAGGCGGTGTTATTCAGCGATACCGCGTTGGAGCGATGTCTGACGCGGGCGATTTACCCCGTGCGGCAGGACACGGGCGCTGCCCTCTTGCCGATCAACGGGGAGATCGTCCCGGCCCCAGAGGGCCTGGTAGCCGAGATGCTGCTGCTGCTGGCCGAGAGCTTTGCCTGCGGCATCATGCGCGGCAAGACCGCGAACGCGGTCAATGTCTCCTCGGGTGACAAGCGCATCGAGCGCACCAATCAGGCGAAATACTGGGCCGAGATGGAAGCGGACGTGCTGGCCCGCTACCGGCAACACGTGACGGATCTGTCCGGGGGTGATTTCTTCATCACCCCACCGCGCATTCAGCCGGTGATCTATGAGGCTGGCAGCGAGGTGATCGAATGATGACGCTGGCGACCGAGGCGGAACGCGCACAGGCGGTGGCCGATATCCGGGCGATCATCCTGGCTGCCGGGCAACAGGCGGTGCTCTCGCGGGCGGTGCCCGGTGAACGACTGTATGGGGCTGATGAGGCCGAGTATGCGCCGGTGGGCACCATCCCGGTGGAATGTGTCCCAACCCCGCCCGAGGAGTTGTCGCAGAAGATCGACGGCACGGCCAACGTGTTACCCGAGGCCGAGGTGCGGGCGCAGGATCGGCTGGTGATCGATGGCATGACGTATCGCGTGCAGGCGATCCGTGAAGAGCGTTGGTTCGGGGTGGTCACCCACCAGGTGGTGTCATTGGTACGTCTCCATGGGTGTTGAGCGCTTTGGCGATTGGGAGAAAGTGAAACGGTTGCTGGCTGCACAGCCCGGCGCGCGCCTGCAACGGGCCGTACAGCAGGCTACGGTGAAAGCCGCCATCCTGCTGGTGCGGGAGATCCAGCGCGGCATTCGCAGCCAGGCGCCGGGTGGTCAGCCCTTCGCGAAACTGGCGGATTCCACCATCGCACGGAAAGGGTCGAGCAAGGCGCTCATCGACACCGGCTTCCTCATGCATGCGATCACCCATCGCATCCTGCGGGATCGGGCCTTCATCGGTCTGCTGCGGACGACCACGTATCGGGACGGGGAATCGGTGGCCAATATCGGGGCGGTCATGGAGTACGGGGCCACCATTCCCATGCCCAATGGCACGACGGTGATCATCCCACCCCGTCCGTTTCTGCATCCGGTGATGGTGCAGTACCGGGATGAGATTCTGGACTTGTATCGCGAGGCGCTCCGCACGGCGCTCATGGAGTAAGCATGGTGAAATGCAGTGGTCGGAGACTTACCTTTGGTGATTTGTTCAGTGGCATCGGTGGCGGGGTGCTGGGTTTGCAACAGGCGGGGATGGTGTGTCGCTGGGCGGTGGAGATCGACCCGTCTTGCCGGCAGGTGCTGACTCGGCACTTTCCCGGTCTGCCACTCCATGACGATGTGCGCCATGTCGGTGCCCATAATCTCCCGCCGGTCGATGTCATCTTCTTCGGTTCCCCCTGTCAGGGGTTGAGCCTTGCCGGGAAACAGAAAGGGTTTGCGGATGCGCGCAGCGGTCTCTTCTTCGAAGCAATCCGAGTTATTGATGAACTTCAGCCTGCTCTCGCTGTCTGGGAGAACGTACCAGGGGCGCTCAGTAGCAACGGTGGAGGTGACTTCACCGCAGCCCTGTTGGCGCTGGAAGAATGCGGGGCGCAGGATATCGCCTGGGCAGTACTTAACGCGCAGTACTTTGGAGTGGCGCAGCGGCGGCGCCGAGTGTTCACTGTCGCGGATTTTGGAGCCCAGCGTGGCGGCGAAATACTCTTTGACCCCGAAGGCGTGTGCTGGCATCCTGCGGCGTGCCGAGAAACGGGGCCGGTCACTCCCACCCGTACTGCAAGCGGCGCTGGCGTCAGTCGCACAGGCAACGAGCGCACCGAGGTAGCGTTCCTGGTCTGCGGCACGCTGACCACCGGCGTCGCTCGGCCCGATGACAACAAAGCGCAGGCCGGGCAGCTTGTCGCCTTCGACGCCCGGAATCTCAACGAGACCGGCGATGTGACACAAACGCTGCAGGCGAAACCCTCGGGGGGATGGTCGCTCAACTATCAGCCGGTGATTTGTGAACCGGATACGGTTGCCGGGACGGTCTGCGCGAAGTGGGCCAAAGGCACCGGCGGGCCGAGTGGTGACGAATGCCAGAACATCGTCGTCACCCACGCGTTGACTGCCCGCCATGACTCCAGTGAGGACGGCTCCGGTCGGGGATTGCCGCTGGTCTTTCAGCCGCGTTACGCCAGGAATGGCCGTGGGGAACCGGACAGCATTGTCCCCTGCCTGACTGCACAGGCCGGGGAATCCGGCAAAGGCGACGCCGCTCCGGTGCTGCTGGCGTTCAGCGGCAAAGATGATGGACGGGATGTCGATGCCCTGGCGCCGACGTTGCGTGCCATGAATCATGCTGAGAGCCGTGCCAACGGCGGCGGGCAGGTGGCCATCGCCGAGGGAGACGAGACCGGCTTTATCGTGCGCCGTCTCACCCCGCTGGAATGCGAACGCTTACAAGGCTTCCCGGATGGCTGGACCGAGGGCCAGTCTGATGCCAAACGCTACCACCAGTTGGGCAACGCCGTGTGCGTCAACGTGATGGAATGGCTGGGTCGGCGCATCGTGAAGGTCTGCGGAGGGTGAGATGGAGACGATTCGCCTGGCCACAGAAGCGCTCATCCGCCTGTTGAAAGCGGAGATTGATTCCGACGCGATGCTGGTGGCGGCTGACGATGTGTTTGAAGCCCCCAAGGTGCCGGCGCTGCTGGTGCAGGGGCCGACGCTGATCGAGGATGCGCGACGCCGCACGCTGGCACACTGGATAGCGAATGACCGGGAGACCATGACCTGCACCGGCGGCGCGTATCCACGGCTCTATCACCTGGATTTCGACCTGGTGGTCTCAGTCGGCACGGAGCGGGAGTTGCTCGTGTTTACCAGCAAAGTGGCAGTGCTCTACCAGCGCTATCCGGTGCTGGCAGTAGACGGTATCGGTGGGCTGCCGCTGACGGAACTCACCCCGCTGGGTGGGCTGCGCCGCGTGAACCTGTCCAATCTGCGCCAGGCGTCGGGGCGTCTCCGCATTGAGGATTGTCCGGTGGGCGATGACGTGCCGCTGGCATCGGTATCTGGCCGACTGATCGGCGCCGTCCGCATTGAGCTGGCTATGAAAGGAACCGAATGATCGAGATTACCAACACCTTATTTCAGCCACTGACGCTGCAGATGACCAGTGGCGTCGGGATGCACCTGCCGCCGCGTGGACGCCTGCAGATCAGGGACGCCGAGGTGTCTGAGGAGATGCGCCGGGCAGCACGCCGTGGATTCATCCGCCTGCAGCAGGCCACCGCCGCGCTCCCCGGCTTATCCGATGACGATGCCGTGGCCAGCAAAGCCGGCAAGCGGAAGGAGGGCTAAATGCCAAGTTATCTCTCGCCGGGGATTTACCCCCGCGAAACCGACTTTTCCTTTTACGTGAAACAGCTCTCCACCAGCGCCTGCGGCATGATCGGCATCGCCGAGAAAGGCCCCATTCACGAGCCGACGCTGGTGACGAGCTGGGAGCAGTTCTTGCGCGCCTTCGGCGGGTATCTGGCGGCGGGCTATCTCGCCTATGCCGCGCGCGCCTTCTTCGACAATGGCGGGGGCGTGCTCTGGGTGACGCGCATCGCGCATGCCACCGATCCCACCGACCCGGCGACGGTCACCGCGACTGCCGCTACCGTCATGCTGAAAGACCGACATGCGGCCCCGGCCAACACGTTGCAGGTGGACGCGGTCACACCCGGCAGTTGGGGGCGACGGCTCTCAGTCACCGTGCAGGACGGCACCCGTAACCCGGACACCGAGTTCACGCTCGTCATCAAGGAGAACGGCAACATCGTCGAGGTGTTTACCGATCTCAGCATGATCGAAACGGCGGCGAACTATGTCGAACTGGCGGTGAATGGCCGCTCGGTGTATCTCACCATGACGGATCAGCAGAGCGCGTCTGCCGTTCCTACCAATCGTCCGGCGACCGGCTCATTCGTGCTGGCGGGTGGCGACGATGGCTTGACCGGGCTGACCGACCAGGATTATATCGGCGATCCGGGCGCGCATACCGGGCTGTATGCCTTTGACCGCGTGGAGGCGCTCAACCTGCTCTGCGTGCCGGGGGTTACCACGCCGGAGGTCATCATCGCCGGGTTGGGCTACGCGGAGCACCGCAAAGACCTGCTTTTCCTGGCGGATGCGCCGTATGGCGTGACCCCGCAGGAGGCGCTGGAGTTCCGCAAAGGCGCCGGGGCGTACAGCCATGCCGCCTTCGAGTCGTCGTATGGCGCGCTCTACTACCCGTGGCTGCGCATCAGTGATCCGCTGACGAGTGCCAACAAGGACGTACCGCCGACCGGAGCCATCGCGGGCTGCATCGCGCGTTCCGATCAAGCGGCGGCGGTCTGGGCGGCGCCGGCAGGTATCAGCCGCGGGCGTATTCGCAACGTGTTGGGCCTCGGCTACGTGACGAACCGCTCGGAGCGGGATGTCCTGTACCCGGAGGGTATCAACTGCGTCGCCGCCTTGCCCGATGCCGGCATCTGTCTGTGGGGGCAGAAAACGCTGCAGTCACAGCCGTCGGCCACCGACCGCATCAACGTGCGGCGGCTGATGATGCACATCGAAAACGCGGTGGCCAAATCCTCGCAGTTCGTGGTGTTCGAGCCGAATCTGCCCATCACCTGGCGGGCACTCATCCGGCTGGTCACCCCGTTCTTGCAGGACATCAAGGATCACGGGGGACTCTACGACTTCGCCGTGCAGTGCGACGAGGAAACGAATACCCCGGCGGTCATCGACCGCAACGAACTGCTCTGCCGCGTCTTCGTGAAACCCACGAAGACCGCCGAGTTCATCGAACTCAATTTCATTCTGACCGCCACCGGCGGTGACTTCAACGAAATACTGTAATGGAGGTGACAGATGGCAACCGCCTATTGTCTGAAGTGCAAGTGCGAACGCGAGGTCAAAGACTCGCGCTACGCGACGCTGAAGAACGGTTCACTCAGCGTGCAGGGCGTCTGCCCGACATGCGGGATGAAGCTCTCCCGCATTCTCGGCAAGGGAGGACGGTAACATGCTAGAACCACGCATCTATATCGATCCGGGGCACGGGGAAGGCGTCACCGGCCAGCTTGATCCCGGCGCTATTGGCCCTACCGGGCTGACGGAGAATTCGGTGACATTCGACCTTGCCAAGCGCCTGGCGCATCTGCTCCGTGAAAAAGGCTACTACGCGCTGGGCGTCACCCTCATCGCCGAGCGCGACACCGAGAACCTGAACGAGGCGATTGCCGCCGCCAACACGGAACACGCCGAGTTGTTTGTGTCGATCCACTGCAATGCCGCCACCTCCCCGCAGGCGCATGGCGTGGAAGTTTGGTACGGCGGGAGCGGCACCGCACAGGTGGTGGCGGACGCCGTCCTCCACCGGATCGGTGAACAGTTGGCCGGTGGCAAGGGCGCCTGGGTACAGGGGCGACGGTATCCGCTGACCAATCGCGGCGCGAAGCCCGGACGCTTTGCCGTGCTGAAGAAGACGCACATGCCCGCCATCCTCATCGAGCTGGCGTTCATCTCGAACAGCCAGGAGGAAGCGTGGCTAAAGGAGCGCACCGTGCGCCAGCAGTTTGCCCAGGCTATTGCCGATGGCATTGAGGATGTCTTCAACAAGAAAGGGGGGGCATGATGGTGATTCTTCAGAATCTCGACACGATCCTGACCGTGCTGGTCGGCGTGGTGGCGGTGGTAAAACTCACCGCCTGGGGGCGGGCGAATGCCGAAGCATTGGCAACGGTGGTCGATGTGGTCGAGCAACTCCAGCACACCGACGTGAAGCAGGAAGTCGCCAAACGACAGACCGGCCTGTCCGAGGTGGCGCAGGACGTGCTGCTGGATGCCGTGCAGATCGTGGATGCCAAGAAGACGCCGCTCACCGCGGCTTTGCGCGTGTGCCGGGAAATATTGCGCGGTCTGTTTGCGGTGCGTGGGTAGATGACGATGTTCAATCCGTTCTCCCAGGATGATGAACCGGGCGACCGGGGTCGTTGGTATGGCAAGTATCGCGCCTTCGTGCGCGACAACCGCGACCCCGAGCGCCTGGGCAGGCTCCGGCTCGAAATCCCCGCGGTGCTGGGCATCGGGAAAGACTCCTGGTCCGCGTGGGCCAGTCCCTGCTTTCCGTATGGCGGAAATCCCGACTGCGGGTTCTACCTGATCCCCGACATGGGGGCGTCCGTCTGGGCCGAGTTCGAAGGCGGCGATGTCCAGTCGCCGATCTGGAGTGGGGTGTGGCTGGCCGGCACGAACCCCGGTGAGATGCCGGCGGAAGCGGCGGCCTCCCCGGTGACGTGCAAAGTGTTCAAGACTGCCGCTGGACACACCTTGCTGTTCGAAGATGCGCCCGATGGCTTGTGCGTCACCCTGGTCAGCGCCGGCGACTTGATCCTGACCGATGGCGCGGGCAGCGAAATCCGTTTGTCCGGGGGCAATATCCGTATCCAGGCTGCTGGCAACGTCTTGATTAATTCCTGAGGTATTCCGATGACTGACCAGACCCCGGTCTCTGCGCCGGCAACGCTGTCGCAAACCCTTGAACACTGGCATGCCGAATTCCGCGCCTTGCTGGAGGAGCATCGCCGCGATATCCAGTCGCGCCTCGAGCGCATCGAGAAAGAGCTGGATCGTAAATCCGACAAGGAGACGGTGGAACTCATGGTGAGCGGCGTGCGGGAAGACCTGCGGCGGCATACCGAAGATATCAAGTGTCTCTACATTGGCCTGGGCTCCAAAGTGAGTGCCGAGACGATGTGGAAGGTCGCCGGGCTGGTGCTGTCGCTGGGCGGCATCATCGCGGGCATCGTGTCGTTTTTGCTGAATCTGATGGTGCGGCACTAACATGCCGGCGGTGGCGCGACAAGGTGACGCCATCTCCCATGGTGGCACGATCACCGGCGGGGCGACGCGCACGACGGTCGAGGGTACGCCGGTGGCGCGGCAGGGCGATGCGGTCAGTTGCGCCCAGCATGGCCCGCAGACCATTACGGGTGGATCAGCCACCGTGCTGGTGGAAGGCCAACCCGTGGCGCGTGTCGGCGATGCCGTCTCCTGTGGGGCCACGATTGTCAGTGGCGCCGGCACGATACAGGCGGGGTGAGCTATGAGCGATATCCTGGGGTGCGGACTTAAGTTCCCCTTTCAATTCCATAAGCAGTACGGCGGGGCGGCGATCTCGACCGCAACCTCACGCGACCAGGACCACATTCACGAGAGCATCCGACAAATCCTCGGCACGCGGCGTGGGGAACGGTTTCTCCTGCCCGAATTCGGCAGCCGTCTGCACGAGCTGCTTTTCGAGGGCAATGACGCCATCCTGCACGGCCTGGTGCGTCATGAGGTGCGGGATGCGCTCACCCGCTGGGAACCCCGCATCGTCATCGAGGAGGTGCGCGTGTCGTCCGACGACCATGCCGTGCTGGTAAACGTGCAGTATCGGCTCATCGGATCGCAGGTTGAACAGAATTTCGTCTACCCCTTCTATCGAGGTGAGCAATGAGCACCACGGCGCGCGCACGCCTGCCCTATATTAATAAGGAATACGATGCCATCCGGCAGGAGCTGGTCGCGCGCATCCCGCAGTTGACCGACCGCTGGACGGATTTCAACGAGTCCGACCTGGGCATTGTCCTGCTGGAACTCTTTGCCGGGGTCGGCGACATGCTCGCGTATTACCTCGACGCGCAGGCGGCGGAATGCTATCTCCCCACCGCGCGCCAGCGGCAATCCATTATCAACCTGTGTGCGCTGATCAATTACCGGCTGCATGGACCAGTGGCAGCCACCACGCGGGTACGCTTCACTCTCGGACAACCCGCTCAGCGCGACATCACCATTCCGGCGGGCACGGTCTGCCGGGGGCAAGGACTGAGCGAACCGATTCCGTTCGAAACGGTCAGTGACCTGGTCATCACCGCCGGGTTGCGTGAGGGCGAGGTGAACGCGCGGCAGGGCACCCGGCGTACCGAGGTGTTCGCGGGAACTGGCCAGGCTTTCCAACGGTTGGCGCTGACCAATCCCGGCGTCGCCCACGGCACGGTCACGCTCAGCGTGACTGGCGTGACCTGGCAGGCGGTCGAGCACTTCGCCGACAGCGGTCAGGCTGACATTCACTTCCGTGTGGACATCAATGGGCTTGACCAGACCGTTCTCCAGTTCGGCGACGGCAAGTTCGGGGTCATGCCGCCCGCCGGATCGACCATCGCGGTCACCTATCTGACCACACTGGGCCCGGAGGGGAATCTCGCACCGCATCTCATCACCGAGTTGCCCAGCCCCATCCTGGTGGATGGCCTTCCCATTACGGCGACCGTCGACAATCCCATTCCCGCCACCGGGGGCACCGACGCTGAGTCGCACGACCATGCCCGTCTGCTCGCGCCGGCGGTGTTGCGCTCCACCTGGAAGGCGGTGACGAAAGCCGATTACCAGGCGCTCTGCATGGCCTTTCCCGGCATTGCGAAGGCGCAGGTGCTCGATCTGAACGATGACGCCACCATGCGTATCTACACCGTGCGCGTCGTCATCGCCCCGGAAGGCGGCGGCGCGCCCTCCCCACAGTTGAAGAGCGATCTCCGCGCCTACCTGGAAGCCCGGCGCATGGTGACCATCGATATCTTCATCGATGAGCCGGCCTATCGTCCGGTGCCGATCTCGGCAATCCTTTATGTGTATCCCGACCAGGACGCCGACCAGGTGCGCCAGCGCGCGTCGCTGGCGCTCACGGACCACTTTGCCTTTGACCGGCAGACCTTTGGACATGGGGTCTACACCTCGGACCTGATCGCGCTGCTCGATGGCGTGGCCGGCGTGAGCCATGTGGTGCTGCACGGCCCGACGGTGGATGTCGTCCTGGCACCGCGTGAGATTGCCATCCTCGGTGCGGTGACGCTCACGACGGAGGTGGTGCGCTGATGCCATCCTGGGTGGAACGACTGGAGCATCTGCTGCCCGATCTCTACCTGCTGGAAGATACGCGCAACGACTTGCGAGCGCTGCTGGGTATCCTCGGGCCGACACTGGACGAGATCACCGCGAAGATCGCGGGCTTGCCGAACCTGGTCGATGTCGATGCCTGCCCGCCCGATTTCCTTCCCGTCCTGGCAGGACTGGTCGGCATGGCGTATGACCCGACCCTCGACCCGGCGCCGCAACGACGGGATATGCGCGAGGCGATTGAACACTACCGGCGTCTCGGCACCCTGGCCGGGCTACGTCGTGAATTGCAGGCACTGGGTTGGCAGGGGGAGATCATCGAAACGCACCGGCAGGTGCTGCGGTTGGGGACGCGCGGTCGGCTGAATCGGCAGAAGCTGCCCGGCCAACGCTACAACCTGGGCATTTATGGGGTGACCGGAGTCGCGCCCAGTGATGACGCGATCATTGCGGTGCTGGAACGGCACCATCCCGCGGGCACGCGGCGGTGGACGGAGGAGTAAGGGCACGATATGGTAATCATCGGCGATAACTTTGATGCGACGAAAGGCTACAAGCGCATCCGGTTCCGTGAGGACCGCGATTTGCTCGATACCGAATTGAATGAACTCCAGGAAATCGCCATTTACGAGCGGCGGGAACTGCTGGATCGCGTCTATGCGCCGGGCACCATCCTGGAGGGGCTGACGGCGACGGGGAATGGGGAGGCGCTGGAGATCACGGATGGTCTCATCTATTTGGACGGGCATGCCGTGTCGGTGCCGGGGGCAATCCTGGCCTGTGGTGAGACCGGCGTGCAGACGATTTGGGTGGATGTCTTCCGGCGGGTGATCACGGCGGCGGATGACCCGTCGCTGGTCAACCCCCTCACCGGGGAGCCGACCGCCGAGCGTGAGAAATGGATCGCCACGTTGCAGACGCGCGACACCACCGGCGATCCGCTGCCGGAAGGAGCGACCGGGCGCACGGTGGTGGCGATCATGACCTATGATCCGGGCACCGGGGAGATCATCCGCCTACAACCCCGTCCGCTGACAGCGGGCGATGCCACGCGGCTCGATGCCCACGAAGAGTGGCTGGAGGAACACGATACGGCCCTCTCGATGCTCGATACCCGCGTCGATGGGCAGGAGACCGCGCTCACGGCACTGGATGAGCAACTCGATGCGCATATCGGCGCGGGTGGGCCAGCGCATGCGACGGCAACGCCGAGTCACGCCGGCTTCATGAGTACCGCCGACAAAACCACGCTGGACACACTGGCCCAGACGGCGCCCGTGCATCAGCATGACGACCGGTATTATACCGAAGGCGAGATGGATACCTTGCTGGCTGGCTATGCTCCGCTCTCGCACGTCGGCGCCGGCGGTGCGGTGCATCCCGCGGCCACCTCCCTCCAGGCGGGCTTCATGACGCCCGCTGACAAAGTGCGCGCCGATGCCGCCCAGCGAATCGCGACCCTGGTCGTTGCGGCTTCGGATGCGTCCCCGGCAGTGAAGTCGGCGGCGGATTTCGTGTGCACCGGCACAAACGATGAAGCGATCATCCTGCAGGCCATCGACGCCCTGCCGGAAATTCCCGATCTCTGCTCGACTATCGAATTTACCGACCGCACGCCCGACGGCGGGCATATTTTCATCCGCGCGGTGCGTCCCGGTCCCGACGGCAACGCGATCACCATCGCCTTTGTGCCGGGGGAAGCGCTGGCGGTCACCGTCGACCAGGTGGCCTTGCAGGTGACGTATCCCGCCACGGCCACCATCTCCCAACTCGCGACGGCGATCAACCAGGCCGCCGGCGATCTCGTCTACAGCTATGTCGTCAAGTATGGCCCGATGCCCATGTTGCCGTCCATCCCGCAACCCTTCGAGGGCGGCACGATGGCCCGCACCGGCGTGGTGGCGCTCTCCGAAGGCACCTTCTACATCTACCAGCCCATCAAGCGCAACAACGTCTCCCGCCTGACGCTCTCCGGTCACCAGAGCGTGTTGCGGCTGGTGGACAGCAGCTACCAGTGGGCGCTGGAGGATGCGACGATGGTGCTCATCGGGTGCGCGTATTGCACCATCCAAGGCCTGACCTTCATCGGCGTGGGCGGGGCGAATGAACTGGACGGCATCCTTTTCACCGGCAGCGAGATGGTCATTCGTGATTGCGTCTTCCTCGACACCGGACAAAACGCCGTGGATGCCCAGGGAGATCGCAATGCCATCGTCAACTGTCTCTCCCGCAATGCCGGCAGTTATTTCCTCATTTGCCGCCAGGGGGATCACTACCAGGTGAGCGGCTGTCGTAGCGAAGCCGATGCCGGGGGCATTGCGCTGGAGAGTTGCGATCAGTCGGTGCTCACGGGCAACGTCATCGCCAATACGCAGACGCTGCAGGGCGTCAACATCGCCAACTCGCGCGGCATCACGGTGACCGGCAATGTCATTACCTATCCGGCCACCGCCGGTGTGGAAGTCTCTAGCGGGCGCAACGTGCAGGTAATCGGCAACCAGATTATTCATGCCGCCAGCGATACGGCACGGTGGGGCGTGCGCTTCACCGGCATCGGCGATTTCGCGCTCGTCTCCGGGAATCTGCTTGTCTGCCCGGCGAATCAATTCGAATTCTACGAGAGCGGCCAGTACGCCACCAAGCTTGCGGGCAGTGGCTTGAATCTGCGGCACTCGACGCTGGGATAGTAGGCAAATACCGCCCAATGCCACCCAGACCCCGCCTTCGCGCGGGGTCGCGTCTTTCTTCGATCTTTCTTCCGAATCTGGCCCCCTGGCGCTGGACAATTATAGCAAACAGAGTGATTCATTGGGGGCGAACACGAACCGCGTGTTCCGCAATCAAGATCGGAGGCAACGATGGTAACGCTCGAGGAAATTAAGATCGGTCTGGAGATCGAAACCACCATGCTCACCCGGCGCGAAGTGGCAGAGGCGATCCGCAGCGTCGTCGGGGGAACCGTCGAACATGTCGGCACCCCCACGTGTTACGATCCGTATCGCATAACCGACGCGCGCGGGCTGGTGTGGACTGTGGTGGCGGACAGCAGCTTGACGAGTGCGCCGCCGGAAAAACGGGCGGAAATTGTTTCTCCTGTCCTGGGCTATGACGACATACCTCAGATTCAGGAAATTATCCGGGTGGTGCGCCGCGCTGGAGCGAAAGCCGGTGCCGATGCAGGATTGCACATCCACATTTCTCACCCGGATGTGACCCCGAAAGCGCTGGCGAATCTCTGTAAACTGGTCTACAAGCAGGAGGAGATCATCTACGCCGCGCTCGGGGTGAGCGACGCCCGCAAGGCCCGCTACTGCAAGCCGCTCAACCCGGACTTCATCCGGCGCATCTGCGCCAACCCGCCCAGGACGTTCCGCCAACTCAACACGCAGTGGTACGGACACTACACCGAGCATCCCCAACGCTACGATCAGTCGAGATACTGCGGGATAAATTTAAACGGTTGGTTTGTCCGCACAGCCGTCGAGGTTCGAGCCTGGCAAGGCTCACTGCACGCCGGCGAGGTCCGTGCCGCGATTATCTTTTGCATGGCGCTGCTGGCGAAAGCCATCAACAGCAAAGCCGCCAGCGCGAAAAAACGCACCTTTGATCCCGCCTCGGGGCGCTATGACATGCGCGTGCTGCTCATCAGCGCCCTCGGATTGAATGGGGAGCGTTTTAAGTCAGTCCGCAAGCATTTATTGAGTCGGATTCCCGGCGACTCGGCCTTCAAGTGGGGCAAGAGCCAACGTCCCAAACGAGCCACGACGAAAACCGAAGCGACGACCGGGGCTGAAGCTGAGATGCTTCAGCCCTCGTGTTAACAGGAGGAGATCACCATGGCGAAACACCCTGTACCAGTTCCCGCCGCTGTCTATGAAGGCCTGGAAGCCGTTAGGCAAAGTGGATACACCAACATGTTCGATAGGCCCCGTGTGATCGAACTGGCTGAGATAATGGGCTTCTATGAGACCGCCGCGTGGGTGCAAGCATATCGGGACCGGTATGCCGCCGGTCTGTTTGCGGGATTCATGATCGCTGAGGAAGGAGGTGCCCCGTGTGCGGATTGATAGGAGTGCTGGCAGGATACCAGTCAAAGCGTCGTCTGAAAGACATTGAGGCGCTGGCCGATCTTTTTACCGCAATGCTGTTGCTCTCAGAACACCGCGGCCCGCATGCCACGGGTGTCGCCTGGGTCAAGCGTGATGGGAGTATGCGGGTCGCCAAGGAACCGCTGCCGGCACGTCAATTCGTACAGTCCGGCGCCTATCTCGACTGGTTGCTGGGTGTGGATCGAGAGATCACCTATCTCATGGGGCACACGCGGTGGCCGTCACGCGGGAGCGCACGGAATAACGAGGAAAATCATCCGCTCAGTTGTGCCCCACCCATTTTACTGACCCACAACGGCACGGTGCTCGACCATATACGGCATACGGCGCGATTGCACCTCCCGCGCACGACGCAGGTGGACAGTGAGTTGTTGGCCCGGATCGCCCAGCGCCATCTTGGGCCGCACGGCATCGACTTCGGAGCGATGGTGGGTGATCTAGCACCGCTGGATGGGAGTCTTAGCCTGGCGCTGGTGGCAACCACCTGCCCTGACGAGGTCATGCTGCTCAAAGGCAACATGCCGCTGGAAGTCCGTTTTCAACCACGAACTCGCGTGCTGGTCTATGCCTCCGAAACTCGCATCCTCGACCGTGCGCTCGCTGGTGAAGCAGGATGGGAGACGCTGCCACTGGCGCATGGGGAAGGACTGGTCGTCAATACACACACCTGGACGCTCCAGCGTGTGCCGTTCACCTTCTACGGGCTGGACACCATCGCCGGTGCCTCATATACCGGTGCCGTCATGAGAAAGGAACGATGACG